GGGGCTCTGGTGTAATAAGAAACACGCAAGACTTTGAATCTTGAATTCTTGGGGCAGATCCAAGGGGCCTCACCATTTTGGGGGTACTCTGTACGTCGATGATCGGTCCTTAGGGACCAGGAGATGAGACAGGAAGACATTGAATTGTCCGGCCCCCAAACATTTAGTGCCGGTTGGTAGAGCGGTTATACAGGAGGCTCTGAACCTGTGAACCAGGGGGCAGTACCCTGAGCCCCTTCCATTTTTAGTGAGGCATTATGGGTTGTTATAGCGCACTAGGACCGATTGTGAAGGCGGCGGTTGATAAGTTGAAGCGCGACCATCCAGAATTTCTCAAGCAGATGATGAATCAGACGAAGAAGAATAACAGGGATAAGGTGTAAGTGGCTGCACAACTGACTCTGAATCAGTTAGACTTGGTTCGATCCCAAGTATCCCTACCATAAGTTGTAGTCTCTGCTCCACCCGACCGAGCATGGTGAACGGGCCGGTTTGTTAAACCGAGAGCGCCAGGATCGTTACCTGGGGGTGGAGCAGAGACTACAAACTTCTTCTGTTATAAATAACAGAGTATGTTATCTATAACGGAGGTGGTATGTCAAAGAATTCGGATCATGTGAAAAGATGGAGAGAAGCAACAAAGCAGAGAATTGTAGATTCGATGGGTGGTTGTTGCCAGATTTGTGGGTATTCTAGATGTTTTAAATCGTTAGACTTGCACCATAAGAATTCAGCAGAAAAAGAATTCGGAATGGGTGCGATACGAGGAAACCCGAAAAGTTGGGTCAAGATTGTAGTTGAATTGAGAAAATGTGTTCTTCTCTGTAGGAATTGCCACGGAGAATTTCATGCTGGGGTTGTGAAAATTCCAGTGACCGCGCAATCCTTTAATGAAGAATATGCTGATTATCTCACAAAACAACGAGAGAAATTGTGGAATGAATGCCCTGTGTGCGGCAAAAGAAAAATGACACAACGAATCTATTGTTCCCACTCTTGTTCGGGTATCGGTGGAGGAAAAGTCGATTGGAAAATTGTTGATTTGGAGGAGTTGCTGAAAACCCAATCAAAAGTTCAAGTAGCAGATGATTTAGGTATATCAGAGACAGCGGTTAGAAAAAGACTGAAGAAATTGCGTTCATAGTTTAGAAGCAAAACAATGGGCTTCCAACCCGTAGTCCCGGTGGCAGAATCCGGTGAACGCTCCATGATTCAGGCTGTGGGTCAAAGGGAAATAATAATGCGGTGTTGGTGTTCAACAGTAGCACGATGGCTTGCCAAGCCGTAAGAATGGGGGCAGAACCCATACACCGCTCCACAGTAGGAATATAATGAATACCTTTAATGTCACGGTAAGAGAAATTGGGCTGGACGGTAGTGGCTTAGAGGTCACCTTTCGCTGTTCCAAGGAACTACTGAAGGAGTTTAATGGGCGTTTTCCTATGGATGTTGCCCAACAATTTGGGGAAACTCTCTTACAAGAAATGACCAATAACGCGGGCATAGTTTAGAAGAAAAACTGCGGGCTTCCAACCCGCCGTCCCGGTGGCAGAATCCGGTGCCCGCTCCAATAATAATAGAGGTAATGGATGAATAAAATACGAGTATTAGTTCTCACTGAAGACCAGTTAAATTGGAAAGAGATTCATGCCGTTATATTTCAATAGCAGAAAACCACATTGGTAATGTGGAAACCTGGGGGCGGTACCCAGTAACGGCTCCACTGGATACGAATGCACGGTGGGCAGGAAAGATATGCACCACTCCTACAAAGTGGAAGAAAGAGGGGCAGTACCTCTACCGTGCACCACTTGACATGTACCGATGATTGTGTTATACTCTTACTATGAGTGTCTAATGGATTTGCAACTATTCAGGAGATTCCATGTATCATTTTGATCCTGATGATTTTTATGATTGGGTAAAGCACCCCAAGCCTCAAGCCTCCATTGGTGTCACAAGACGTGCAGGAATGTATTGACAGGATTTCCAAGGAACCGGACTCAACCTCCAAGGAGAGCGCATTGCGAAAACTTCATGTCATTCAGCGAACCTTGGTCTAAGGAGTATCACAATGGGAATGTTTGATTGGTTGCACTGTGAATATCCGTTGCCAGATGGATCGGATGGTACTGATATGGTATTCCAGACCAAAGATACCGATGCTCAGATGGTGGAGCACTATAAGATCGATGCTGATGGTATTCTTTGGCACCAAGAATATGACATCGAGGACCACTCCGATCCAACGGCTACTGGTATTAATAGAATTATCGGATCAATGACTCCAGTGAATCACCGCTGGGTCAAAGAGGATCAATTTACAGGCACGATTGAATTTTATGACTCGAATATCAGTGGAAGTGCTTGGCGAGGCGAGGAGTCCGTATGTATCACCAGAGATGATCAGCCACCTACATGCTGGGACTACGAGGCAATCTTTGATCACGGGGTATTGCAATCCTTAACGGGATCCCGTACCACACCAACAGACCTTGTTCGGGTGACTAGCGATGAATTTTTTGAGTTGGTTCGATGATTGAGACTGAATGTTGTCCCTGTAGTGTAGCTGAATAACATACTGGTCCGGCGCACAGTAGTTCATAGTTCAATCTCTATATCTTATAAATAGAAATAGGATTGGAGGATTTGAACTATGGATAAAAATGCGCTTGAGGAGTTGATAAGTATGAGGCTATCTTCATACAAGATAGCAGAGAAATTGGGATGCTCCCAAACCAATATTGCCCACTGGTTGAAAAAATATAATCTAAAGACAATTTGTAAATCCGGCCCAAAGAGTGATCTGAAACGAGGTGCGTGTGGACACTGTGGGAAACAATTTAATGCAGTGAACAGCGTATACTGTGACCACAGGTGCCAGGTGGCGCATCAATATAAGCAGCGAATAGAATTATGGAGGGATGGAAAGATTGATGGGATGTGTGGTTGGGGAACCTCTAAAACTATTAGACGGTACTTAATAGAAAAATATGGAAACAAATGTTCGAGATGTGGATGGTGTGAAATCAACCCACACACAAAAAAGATTCCTTTGCAGATTGACCACATCGATGGTGATTATCGAAACAATAAAGAAGAAAATTTAACTTTACTTTGCCCCAATTGTCATTGTCTTACGCCTACATGGGGAGGTAGAAATAAAGGAAAGGGTAGACCTAGGTACGGAACCGCAGTGAATCCTGCATCTCGCGACTCTTTGCGGAAGAGGAAGTTGTTGGTTTGAATCCACCCAGGGACACCATAGATTGGAGAGAGTATATGTTTGCCTTAGTGCTTGTGTTCTTTTGGATCGGAATGTTTATCTTGACGCGAGTGGCCTTGCGACAGAATATTGGGTAACTTGGAAACGTGGCAGAGTCCGGCTTAATGCGCCGAGTTGCTAACTCGGAGAGGGTCAGACCTCCGCTGGTTCAAATCCAGCCGTTTCCGCCATAATGGAGAATGAACTAGACAAGCGGGCTAGGACTGTCTCGAAAGCAGATCGACGCTAAACACGTTGGGGTGCAAGTCCCTCATTCTCCGCCATTTACGGAGGGGTGCCCGAGAGGCCTAAGGGGCTCGCTTGGAAAGCGATGCGGCCTAAACAGCCACGCAGGTTCAACTCCTGTCCCCTCCGCCACTAGGAGATCAGTATGAATGAAACACTTTTCTATATTGTCGCGTCACTGTGTATCTTGGTGACCACGGTTGCCGGTGTCATATATTATGCGTATCACGATACAACTACATTACGGGATAAGTAGAAGAGGACTGTATAAAAAGAGGAGAGTGAACCACTCAGGGTGGTGGCACCGCCTTGAAAGCGGATGGTCCTGGAAAGGATGGCTTTCGATTAGTCCACTCTCCGCCATGTTGTCATCACAGGAGACTGTTGATGTTTAATGATGATCCCGAAAAAGAGGTGCTGCCGGCATCGGCCCAGCAATTTGCCGAGAGAATAGGCGAGCAGAATCATCGGGTCAAAATCTATGATACCCCCAAGGGGCTCTGTATGTCATGCCATTCTTCTTTGGTGTTTCGATCCCCAAAATTAAAGAATGCAGAATGGCAGATATTATGCCTGGCTGCCATGGGGCACACACGCGAGATGCCGGATGATGTGAGTTATTGTAATCAATACTCCCAACGGGGAGCCCAGTCATTGTGCGATATGAAGAAAACCGCGACACTGATCGAAAAAGAAGACGCGCGGCGCGTAGGATTTAATTCAGACGAATGAAGAGTTATAGTTTATGCCCCCATAGATCATCGGCAGATCACCTGTTTCTCAAGCAGGAGAGTCGGGTTCAACTCCCGATGGGGGCACCACAAAGGATGTATGTCTATCTCGTCTATCAGCTTTAAGACACTCTCCTCCTTTGGTCCACACTGGTTCTATATTTTGCATGTAGGTGATATAGAGTCTGAAGAAGAATTTGACAACTTCTTATTAATGATATTCAACTAACGCCCCTGTACGTCAACAGAAGACTACTTGACTTCTAATCAGGTGGATGCAGGTGTAACTCCTGCCAGGGGCACCAAAGGAAACGATGATTTTTTATAATGAGAGAGATCGCAGAGATCCTAGGGATCATCCCAATATAGTTTTTGTCTTCGGTTCCAATCTATCGGGGGCACATGGCGCCGGGGCCGCGGCATTCGCTAGGTTTTGGTATGGTGCGGTGTATGGGGTTGGAGTGGGGCGCACTGGGCAGTCCTACGCGCTCCCTACGAAAGATGAAGATATCAATACCTTGCCGTTGGATAGAATTTCCGGTTATGTTACTGAGTTTTTGGACTACGCCCGCGAGCACTCCAATGAAGAATTTTTTGTGACGCGAGTTGGTTGTGGCCTGGCAGGGTATACAGATGAACAGATTGCACCTATGTTTCGTGGGGCACCTGATAACTGTGTCTTTGAACAATCCTGGAAAGAGTATTTGACCTAGACTCCCTGTGACGGCAATGGAAGCCACTCTCGCTTCGAACGAGAGCTATGCAGGTTCGAGTCCTGTCAGGGAGACAAAACTATACGGTCCCTTAGCTCAATAGAAGAGTGCCGCTCTGACACGGCGGAGACGGTGGGGCAGAACCACCAGGGATCACCATCCACCTGGCACATTCGGCGTATACCGGCGGTTCATACCCCCACCTGACTTCTCGTTCAGGTGGGCTTTTTTGTGCCATCCACCACTCTCCTGAATGAAATCAATCACTTACCCCCTTAAAATAGTTCTTGACATCGTTCGGTCGATTTGTTATGATTAGAGCATGATGATTGTCAATAACAAAGGAGTTAGTTCCATGAAACAGAAGTGTCTCTATGCGGTATACGTGGGGCGTGAGTTGATGAGCGTTACAGATGTGTTCACTCGCCGCACAAAGGCAATTGAGCGCGCCCGTTATCTGAGATTGCGATATAATACAGGGGTCAGGAGTCAGAAGGCATGTATCGGTCTGTCAGAGAAATGGCTTATCATGTCGATGATTCCAAAGATTTCCATTACTGTTCTGAAGATGGTCCCGTCGAAGTCGATTGGAAAGATCAGTTAAGGGGGTACTCATGAGACGTATGGTACGATGGTTAACCCGACTTTTCCATGGAGATTTGTTTGATCAATTGGAGACATGGCTAAAGGAACATCCTCGCAGCTAGTGTGGGTCGCTGACAATTTGGAGAAATATTGTGACTAAAACTTTTCCTAGATTATATGGGGTGTCTTCCAAGGGTGTTACCAAAGTGTGGACGATTTGGGTGAACAAGACCTCAGAGGGTGCCACGATCACGGTGGAGCACGGCCAGATGGGCGGGAAGCTCCAAGAAGCAAAGGAGACCATACGCGAAGGAAAGAACATTGGCAAAGCTAACGAGACAAGCCCATATGAGCAGGCCTGTCTAGAAGCCGAATCGAAGTGGAAAAAGCAGCTAGACAAAAATTATACCGAGGAGATTCCTGTTAGTGGCGCAGAGGCCCCCAAGCTTCTGCCTATGTTGGCGCAGAAATACAAAGAACGCGCCAAGTATCTCGTATGGCCAGCATTCATTCAACCGAAACTGAATGGGGTGCGCTGTCTCGTTGAGCGCAAAAGAAATAAGATCATTTTTTGGTCCCGCAAGGCTAAGCAGTACAAAAATTTTAACTTATATATGGAACAGGAATTTCTTAGTTTCATGCAAGACGGTGATATCCTTGATGGTGAGATGTATAATCATGGGGATCTGACATTCCAGGAATTGATGTCCTTGATCAAGGATGAAAAGACTCCTGAATTGGACAAATTGAAAAAATATGTGAAGTTTTGGTGTTATGATCGTCCTGCCGGAGACCTTGGATTCAAAGATCGATATGTCAAGGTAATGCGACTTATACCAAATGGATTAAATTATGTTCGATTGGTTACCACGTGGTGTATTGACTCCCCTTTGCAAGTGGACACACAACATGGGAAGTTTTGTTCCGAAGGGTATGAGGGTTCCATCATTCGCTCTGGTGGGGATGAGCCCTATAACTTCCAGTATCGCGACAATCAGCTCCAGAAGCATAAAGATTTTCTGGATGCTGAATTCAAGATCGTGGGTTGCAAAGAGGGGGTGGGTAAAGATGAGGGGAAAGCGATCTTTCGGTGTGTGACAGATCAAGGGAAAGAATTTGATGTTCGATGTAAGGGGGCAGATGAAATCCGACAGGAGCAATGGAGGAACCGGAAGTCCTACATGAATAAGGACCTTACGGTGCGCTATCAATCCCTAAGTGACGACGGTATCCCAATTTTTCCAGTCGGGATCTGTGTTCGGGACTATGAGTAATTTATAGGAGAAATGTCATGACGATGCTAGAGCTTATCTATTGGAGTGTGGTGGTTGTGTTTGCACTTACCTGGCTGTATGCCTTCGTATGGCATCCATTCGCGGGGCAGATCGCGGCATTCTTGAGGCGATGGTCTCCATGGCACCTATCAGTTGCCTTGTCTCATGTCAACGCCGAATGTGATGAGTTGACAAAGCGGGCCGATTTTTGGTACAATAGGTGCAATGAGAAGCAAAGAGAAGATGAAGGGGTGTTGAAGGTGATGCGAGTGGCCATTGACACTCAGCATGCATTGATTGTGAAGCTTCAGAAACAGCTTTACACCCTCAAGAAGAAGTCATCCTCCACAGGATCTTCAAGAGCAAGGAAACGATTGGTTGTGGCCGCCAATGCATATCTCAAGAATAAGAAAGGAACAAAATAGCATGGTTGCAACGGAACAATATCAAGATACCGAACTGGAGCTAGTATGGAAATCTTGGGGTCAACATCTTGTGGTCCACGGCCCCAACAAGGAGCAACTGTTTTCTAGTGTGACTGGAGATATTTCATCAAAACTCAGTGACCGTCAGGTGCAATGGATCCTGGATATCTACGAGAAACAACGTAAGGTCTATGTGTTCTAGGGAACATCACAGAAATTAAGGAATATCGATCATGTCGTTGTCGAGTATACAGAGATCTGGTGGATCGTTGGTCAAAATCTGGGCACCTGCTCACGAGGTGGAATCGGCTGCCATGGAACAACTGATGAACACGGCATCGTTGCCATTCATCTACAAGCATGTGGCGGTTATGCCAGATGTTCATTATGGCATTGGGGCCACCGTAGGGTCCGTTGTTGCCACGAAAGGTGCGATTGTTCCGGCGTGTGTGGGGGTGGATATTGGATGTGGGATGATGGCAGCCAAGATGCCATTCAAATCGGATCGACTACCTGATAATCTTCAGGGGCTATTTGATGCGATTAGTGCTGCGGTACCGGTGGGGCAAGCGATGCACAAAGACGCCCTCCTACCAGCATCCACCTTCACGCTGATGTCAGGTTTTCAATCCTTACCTAAGACTATTCGTGAGGACTCAGATGCCCGTGTGATTAAGCAATTAGGCACCCTTGGGGGTGGAAACCATTTTATTGAAATCTGTTTGGATCGCGATGAAACTGTCTGGGTTATGCTACACTCAGGTTCGCGAGGTATCGGGAACAAGATCGGAAGTTACTACATTGACCGTGCCAAAGACATCATGCGCCAGTACATGATCAAGCTGATGGACCCGAACTTGGCGTACCTGGTGGAAGATTCTGAGTTGTTTCATGAATACTGGCGTGATCTCCAATGGGCACAGGCGTATGCGATGCAAAACCGTGAACTCATGATGCGATTGGTCGTGCAATCTGTTGCCGAAGTGATTTTTGGGGATAAGAACACGGTGGTGACGCCTGAGGTGTCAATTTCATGCCACCATAATTATGCGGAGAAAGAGCATCATTTTGGAGAGAATGTGATTGTGACTCGCAAGGGTGCGGTGCGGGCGCGTGTGGGTGACATGGGCATTATTCCTGGATCAATGGGCACCAGGTCATATATCGTGGAAGGATTGGGTAATGCCGAGTCCTTCTGTTCCTGCTCCCATGGCGCAGGGCGTGTGATGTCGCGAGGAGCGGCAAAGAAGGCGTTTACGTCAATTGATGTGGAGAAGCAGACTGCCGGCATCATGTGTCGTAAAGATGATGGGATTATCGACGAATTGCCCGGAGCGTATAAGAATATCGATCAAGTGATGGAGAATCAGAAAGATTTGGTAAAAATCGTTGCGGAACTGCGCCAAGTGTTGTGTGTGAAAGGATAGTTATGGCACTGAAGGATGCACCCATAATTGATCGGCAGAAATTATTTGATGAGATGACTGTTGATGAATTGCTTGACATGATCCAGGAGTTGACAAATAAGGCCTACCATAGCCGACAGTTATTTGAGTACTCCTGTAAGAGCCATGTGGAGGATTTGCGGGAAATTGAATTGGAATTATCCAGAGCTGGAATTCCAGAAGATGATGGATATAGTTGCTATTCACCGGCAGACAGGGTACGAATGTTGGCAAAGAAAGCCCCAGAGGATTCCAAGGAGACACTATGAAAGTCACATCTAGTACCAATGACCAACTAATGGTGATGGCCGCCCACAGGTATTGCTTGGGACGCCGAAGCTATATTGTCAGTTCCTGTATGGAGTTTCTTCATGATGTGTGGGAAGATTTGACGCCCAATACCCAACAGGTAATTTTACGGGATACCCAAGAGGCCCTGGATCGTGGGTATGCAGGGGATGAGATGGACGAACGTGGATGGAAACGGTTTGTGGACGAACACCCAATGTAGGTGAAGTACTTGCATTTGACTCCCAGATATGATATAATACTCATATGTATCAAGTTATCGGTATCATATGAAAGGATGTAATGAAAATCAACCGACCTACCACCGCAGACCGGGTGAACCAGCTTCTCTCAAAGGACGAACCCACATTTCTGGGTCAACCTGAGTTGAGTAAGATCGACATTGCGTTGGCGTTGAACTGGTACTCCCAAAATAAGGGCAAAGAAGACTCACATAAATATCTGGCACACTATTGTAAGGTTAATGGTATTAACGCGACCGCGGAACAAATTTCAGCACAGCCCTCTACCTTGGGGTTCATTTGTCGAATGATCTCACGGGACGCGGTACTCGATGTTACATCGCGCCGTTGGGTGGCTACGCGATTGGCTGTAATGACTTCCTTGATAGTGCGAGATGCCCTGTTTGGCGAACCTAAGGATATGACGATGGCAACCACCCCGGTAAAGGTAGTCACCATTCAAGATCGGCTCAAACAAAAGTCCAGTAAATGTATTGGTGAGTTGGAGGGGGCGGTTGACTCCTATATACTATCGGACTTTAAGAAAATTCCCAATACACTCGATATCATGAGGAACCAAGAAATTAAGGGCGCTCATGGTCCCGCCATTGTCAATTTCTTCAAGAGATATCGGGATGAGTTTCGGGTTGCCCTGACCGAGAAGGATGAACAGATCAACGAGGCGTATAGCAATTTCACCCTCGTGCAAATGAAGAAGATGGAAGCCCTGTATGATCAGATTATTTCCGATGCCCTAAAGGTTATGGGCGAGTCGCAGGCCGCAAGGGAACCTCGTGCCAAGAAACCCAAATCTCCAGAAAAGCAAATCAAAAAACTAAAGTATTGCAGGGAACACCCCGCACTAGAAGTGAAGTCAATTCCCCCGATTCGAATGATCGGCGCCGAAGGAGTGTTCGTCTACAATCACAAAACGAGAATGCTGTCCCATTATGTGGCCGACGATGCCGATGGTCTTGGGGTCAAGGGATCTTCATTTGTGCAGTATTCCAAAACCAACTCTCGCACCAAGAAACTCAGGAAACCAGAAGAGGTGATCCCACAGATTCTTTCCGGTGGGAAGGTGTATCTCAAGAACCTCATGGAAAAGTTGACAACAAAGGATGCCAAGGTCTCTGGTCGTCTGAATGATGATGTGCTATTACTCCGTGTGATTGCATAGGGGATATATCATGATAATGGTGGATTTTTCGCAGATCTCATATTCCTGTATTTTGGACCATCTTGCGACAACCAAAGAGAAGACGGCTTCTATTGAGATGTGCCGCCATATGATCCTGAACACGATTCGTTCGAACGTCAAGAAATTCAAACGCGAATATGGCGAAGTGATTATTGCATTCGACGATAAACACTACTGGAGGAAAGAACAGTTCCCCCACTATAAAGCCCACCGAAAATCGGATCGTGCGAATTCGGCATTCAATTGGGAATCGATCTTTTCGTGCATGGATCTACTCAAGCAAGAATTCAAAACACACCTGATGTACAAGATTTTGCAGGTCGAGGGAGCAGAGGCGGATGATATCATCGGGACTCTCTGTCAACTCTACGGTCTATCCACAAAAATTATGATCGTGTCGGGGGATAAGGATTTCATCCAACTTCAGTCAAATCCCAATGTCTCTCAATGGTCTCCTCTGGTCAAGAAGATGATCGTGGATAAATTCCCTCTAGTTACCCTTAAACAACAGATCATTCGCGGGGACAGTGGCGACGGTATTCCAAATATCCTGTCTCCCGATGATGTGTTCGTAACTGGGGGACGACAGAGACCCATCATGGAGAAAAAATTGATCGGTTGGCTCAATATGTCACCAGAAGAATTTTGTGTTGAGGGTGACATGCTCAGAAACTATAAGCGAAACGAAAAACTTATCGATCTGAAGGAAACCCCCATCGCGATTAGGGATAAGATAGGGGACGCCTACGAGTGTACCGTGCATCCCACGCGCATGCAATTCATGGAGTATCTAGCGGCCAGAGGATGCAAAGAACTGGCCAAGATTGTTGATGATTTCTAACTAATGGGGGTAACTTGATGTCTAATGGTAATGTGCTCTATAGTGAAATTTTTGCTGAATTTGGTAAGGCCTATACTCGTGATGCCCGCATTGCTGTGCTCCGGAAATATGGTAATTCAAATGTGTGGTTCAGGGAATTTCTGAACTATGCCTTTAATCCAAAGATTCAGTTTGATATTGATAAGATTCCCGATTATAAACCTGCGGTGGAGCCAGCCGGACTCAACTTCACCTATCTGAATGGTGAGATGCGCCGACTCTATATCTTTATCGTCGGGCATCCTAAGCGCACCGCGAAACTTGATCCTCGGAAAGAGGAACGAATTCTGAATGCGCTGCTCGGCGCCCTACACAAAGATGAGGCAGACCTATTGGTCAGGTTGTTTTCCAAGAAACTGGGGATCAAATATCTTTCTCCCCGATTGGTCAAAGAGGCATTCCCCCAAATGCCCTACACGGTTGAGGAACCTGTGGCGACCACTCCTATCATCGTCAAGGGAGAAGAGATTGCCACCATTCCCGCGAAGAAGTCCTCCAAGGCTAAACTTGCCACGGTGAAGGTGTAACATGAACACGGTTGATGTTAAGTTGGTGAGACTCATTGACGGACGGCATGCCTTGCGATATCCAAATACCCCCATGTTCTACAACCTGGAAGGATACTATTTTGTGCCGCGCGAACCGGGGGGACATATGATCAAATTATCACCAGAGCAAATAGACACGTTGGTGCCCAAGGAATAGCCATGCCCACATATGCCGTGATTACACCTACCATAGGCACACCGAGACTGAGACAGTGTATTGAATCGGTTCGAGATCAGGATTGCATACACTATATTGTCGTGGATGGGCATGAACACTATGCGGAAGTTAGGAAGACCCTCTTTGAGGTGGGGCTATCACCTCAAATTCGCACAATTTGGCTTGGGCAGAATATCGGCAAAGGATTCTATGGGCATCGGGTTTACGCGGCA